CCAGCTGATGTAGTTGTAAAATAATCTACATTTACAGTTCCATTTATTTTAAAATCGACTGTGCTAGTATTAATAAAATACAGTCTATAGTATTTAGGTATACTTAAAGTACCATCAACTACAAGTTCGACTCCATCAAATAGAACAACCTTATATTCGCTAGTACCTGTTATCGTAACGCCAGTTAGCCCATTAAATACCGTAGGGTCAGTATCTGTACCCGTTTGAGTGATTGTTCCATTACTATAAGTTGCACTCATTCAACCACCCTCGCAATCGCAACATAGTGAGGGTTTGAGTAGCGATAGAAACCACCACCTAAGTCTTCAGTCTTGTCGATACGGAAGTTCACTCCTGCACTGATAGGCAACAACACATCGAAAAGCATAGGCTCAGGTAGCTCCATGATCAATCCTTGATACTGGCGATCGGTGGTTTCTATGACTTGGAGTTTCATGGCGTTATTCTACTCCTTGTTGTTCTTCTTGGAATGTCTCATCTTCCTCTATGTCAGCCAAGCGATCCTCTACCTCAGCCTCAAGCTCATCCATCTGATCCATTGGGGCGAATGAGACAGCACACCTACAGTTGATGACCTGCTCAGGTCCACCCCTACGATCTCCAGGGTACTTCATCAGTTTACCGCCAACCCTAAACATCTCATCTTTAGGCACTGGCCTCACGCCCCTATGGTCACGCCTCGTCCTGCTATCCCTTGAGCTATCCCACTCTTTAGCTAGCGCAGGCATATCATCCATCTCGTTGACTATCTCAAACTGAGATTGTGAGGATGCCATCAGCGTCTCTGTCCTAGCGATCCTTCTGGCCTGCCATGGCGCCAATGCGTCAACCCTCTGACGGATTGAACGGCCTATCTCTGCCTCTCCTGCACCTTCAGCGACAGCGCCCTCGATAGCTATCTTGACTTCCTCTTTCATGGTTTCTGCGATGAGCTTCGCCTCATTCAAGGCGGTAGCTTGAAACAGTTCAAGGAGTCTCTCCAATGTGACATCGATGTCCTTTGTTTCGAGCCTTTCGAGAACCGACTTTGCAGAGTCTCTGATGTGCTTCGCCATGCTTTCCGCTGTTCTTGCATACAGGTCAGCTAGGATGTCTTTGATCTCGTCTCGGTAGTCTGGGATGGCGATAGCGTCCACACGGCCCTGCCCTCCTCTGCCGTATTCCAAGGCTGCCTCAGCTCCCAACTTCCGCATAGCTCTTCTGAGCTTTGGCTCCACCCACCTTTCGAGGATGGTCCTACGTCTGTCGATGATGGCACTGTTGCGCCTGCGCTCTCTAGCTGTCCTTGCGAACACTCTTGCGCTCTGCCATTATTTCGAACGCTTTTTGCTCTGCGTCTTCTTTGGATAGCCCCCCACGAATGAGGGCTTTCGCAAGATCCTGCTCTTGAGCTTCCTCAGTAGAGAACACATCAAGTCCAAGAGGTATCCTCGATGGATCCACAAATATTTGATCAGCTTCTGGTTCATCAATCGGTTCATATCCAATGACCTCCCTCTTCTCGTTAAGTGTCAAAACCTCAGTGTCTAGTAGCTCAGTCCTTCTCTCTTTTCTTTGTGGCTCTAGCGCCTCGATGTCTTCAGTGTTGTAGCAAATCTCGTAGCCCTCAACCTCAAAGGCAGGCATCAGCCACCTAGTCAGTTCTGAGACATACAGGTCAAGCATCGGCATCACAGTGTCAACCCAGAAGCTCATTCTGGCCTGCTCATAATTAGCGAAGGTCTGTGACCCCTCGATGCCAAGCATCTGGGTAGGCACACCAAAGACAGAGGCAATCTCTTGAGCGTTGAGCTTTGACCCAGCCAGCCAATCAGCGTCTTTCATGTTCATGCCTATCTGCTGAAACTTGGCGTCAGCGTTGATGGAGACAATCCTCTTGGCGTTGCTAGAGCCTGACATGCTCTGCCTGATAATCTCATCTAACTGCTTGCGCTGTGGGTCATCAATGCCCTCAACAGTCACTAGACCACCAGCAGACCCACCATTCTTGAGAGCTGAGAATCTCCAATCTGTTCCAGCGTTGTAAGTGTCTCCAGCTTTGGCCCCTGCTTGAAGTGGAGCCTGTCCGAATCTTGGAGAGCTTGGCGCAGGGTTGAATGTCCTCCAGTGTAGCATGGTGGAGTGTCCAGAAGTGGGCTCTACATCCCACTGCTTCTGGTTAGGCTTGCCCTTCATGAAGTAATATGAGGCAGGCATAGGTCCACGCCCAGTGATTGAGATATCATATGGCTGGTAGTGCCAGAGGTGGGCTGTATCACCCTCCTTGATGATCTCTGAGAATGTGTTGCCTGTGAGCAGATACCAAGAAGCTCCTGCTGTCCGGAACTCTACGCCACCCTCATCTGGGTTGGGCCTTTTGAGCAGGTCAACGATTGGATGCTCCTCTACAATCTCTCCATTTTTGTCTTTGAGATACAGGGGCACCTTTGCAAAGTTCTGAGCGATGAGGCTGATGCACCTGTAGATGGTTGGGTTGCATCCATAGCCCTCTTCAGCGTAGCTCCTGAAGTCGTGCATGGAATACTGAGCAGAGCCGTTGACAACGTAGTGCTGTTCGCCAATGCTGGCCTTGGTTTCAACTTGTGCTTTTTTGTTAAACGGCCAAACCATGTGCAAACGACTGAAGAGAATCACTCAATATTTTAGATATGTCTGGGCGTCTGTCTAAATTGACCCAAAAGAGACTTGGGGCTTTCTGTGAATCAGCATCTCAGTGAGTCCCCAGACCAAAGCATCAACCCTGTCAGGCGATGGACCTATGTGAGGAACCCACTCCAGCATCTGAGTCTCTAGGTCTTCAAGTCCTCGCTCATGGGTGATGAGGTTCTGCTCATACAGGGATGCTACAGGTTCAGCTCTGACATGCTTGCCTCTGGTGGCTCTCACCTGCTCCACCTTCATGCCTTGGTGGTGATTCTTCAGATTGGATTCGACTAAGTCGCCACCTTGGTTGGTTTCAGCCACCACACAGTCAGCTTGGTGAATATCATAGGCGTCAGCTACCTTCTGCGCCCACTCGCTTGGCTTGTACTTACCAGAGTAGTCAGCGATGACATGAGCCTTATCCACTGCTGTCCTGCCTATCACAATGATGCCAGTCTCATCTGAGTTCTCATTGGCTGTGACTGCTGGGTCAACCCCTATCACCACCCTGCTAAAGTCGTCCTTCTCGCATTTGATGCCCTCCAGCATATCCCAAGACCACAGAGCCCCCTCGACATCAGACACAAACTCACCATAGAGGAATCGCTGTCTCAGCCTGTCTGGTAGTGCCTCAAGTCGCTTAATGTAGCTCTCTGGCAGATTCTCCTTGACATCAATGGGATTGATTTTGATGGCCACTCTACCCTCAACCTGTTGCTCCATGTATCGAGCATAGGACCAGTGCTTCTTAGAAGGAGGATTCATGTCAAGCAGAAGCATGTGTCTCCCTGCTATCTTCTGCCTAAGCCTTGAAGAGATAAGCTCAACGTCTCGCTCATCTTGAATCTCAGATACTTCATTAAGGTAGATGGTGGCCCACTCAGACCCTAACCACTTCTCAATGCGCTCCTTGTCATCTAGACCACCAATGTGAATCTCAGAGGAGTTGGGTAGAGTGAGAACCCAAGAACCGCCCCCCTTGTTTGTGCTACACTCCTCCCATAGTCCAGCCCACTCAAGGTCAATCATCTCTTTGAGTGAGTTCCACGTTGAAGCCTTGGCATGTTCAAATCTCTTTCTAACACACAGATGCCTAGAACCCTCCATGAGGCCAGCACGTTGAACAGTGGTGTGAAGTTGTGTCCAAGTCTTAGATGAGCCAGCCCCACCAAAGAGCATGACCTCATGATTCTGGGAGACTGCCTTCTTAATCTCCCTGTGAATGGGGAGCCAATTAGCAGGCATTACAGAACGCTCTTGGCGTCCTCTTCTCCAACAGTGAAGTTCTTGTTGGTCTGCTCAATTTCTTGCTTGTCGCTGTACCCCTGTTTAGCCAAAACCAACTTGGCTATGGTGGCATTAAAGTCACCAGAGAGGCCCCCACGCAAGAGGAATTTCTCCTGTGATTTGTTCAAAGCCTCCAACATGTTGGAAAATTCTTCGTATTTGTCAGCCCATTCGTAAAGAGTTGACCTATTAACCTCAAGGTGAAGACTCAATGATGCTATAGATGGAATGAGGTCGTCATACTTGTGAAAGTTGAGGATGTAGTCTCTGGTCTTTGCCAGCATCTCCTCATTGTATTTTGTAGGCCTACCCAATTTCATGCTGAGATTATACAGTCTCCTTGTATTCATTCCACAGCTTCACAGCCTCATCAATGGTATCTGCCTCTGGCCCATTGTGGCTACAGTCCCAACAGGCTACAGAAACCTTGCCCATGTACCCAAACATCCTGAGCTTCTCACTGTTGCAGTAGTAACATGGGTGAGGCTTGGGGTTAGGCATACTTCTCCCTCACCTCTTTGAATATGCGGTCAAAGTCTCGCCTATCCTTAAATTGCCTTTTTCTCTTCAACCCTAGCTGATAAGCCTTGGACTGATAGATGTGGTCTTCCTTGGTGCGGTAAATTGGTTCTATTGGGTCAATCATATTTTCTCCTTTATGTGCCCTCTTCTCTCAAAGATGAGTCAAGCCCTATACAGCCTGACCCACCTATGGAGAAAACAGTATCATCCTAGTCGTCCTCAAAATCCATCAAGTCCTCAAGTTGCCACTCCCCTTCATCCAGTAGGAGGTCAGTGATATCACCAATTTGATCGAGGTCTAACATAAAGTCCATCTCAAACTCTTCGCCATCATCAGAGCCCCAGACGAACAGATAGGACAGCTCCTTTGCGTCATATCGTTTAATGAGTAAATCCCTGAGTTCCTCATCTGTGATAAGGTCTTCGTCAATCATAGCCATATACAGCACTCCCAATTTGAGCCAAAGCGTCACTCACTGAAGTGACCCACAAACCAATGCCCCCTGCTTCTCTTATTCTTTTCAGATGGTGGTACTGAAGCTCAGTGGGCTTCTTGCCTTTAATCTTAACCTCAAGCCCTATGAATCTCCCCTTGCAATCGGGGTGGCAGAGAACGATATCAGGCGTTCCTGCCTTGGTGGGTGACACTACGTTCACCACATAACACCCCATAGCCTCAAGAGTCTTGATGATGTTTCGTTGAATATCAGACTCTTTCATGCCCTCATCTTAGTCAGCTCTTCTTGCCCTGCATCTTAAAGAATGAGCGATTGAAGTTCTGCTTGTTATTTACTGCCTCAAAGACTGTCTCATCTACCCCACCCTTGCAGAGCAGAACATGAACCTTGATGGGCCTGTCTCTCTTGAAGTTGTTCTGCCTCTCCAGCAGTTGCAGGAATTTAGACCCAGACCAGTTGAGCGAGTAGATAATCATGGAGCCTGTCATCCATGAAAGGTCAACCCCTTCAGCGTTGGAGATGCCAGACCCTACAAAGATAGCACCACAACCCTCTACAAAATCCTCAAGCTCTATCACCACCTTAAAGCCAGAAGCCTCAAGCTCATCAACAATGAACTGCCTCTCATGTATGTAGGCCGTTGTGATAGCGTACTCCTTACCCTTCTCCATCCTTTCAATCATGTAGTTGATTTTATAGAACGGATAGAAGTCATGGGTGAAGCCAACCCCATCCTCATCAATAAGCGTTCCACCCTCAGCCATGTGCCTCTTCTGGAGGATTGAGGCTGGATTCTCTCCAAGCACAACACGCTCACCCTCCTGCCAGATGCCTTTTTTCTCAAAAGACTTAGACCACGCCAAAAGGGACTGATGAGGTTCCACCCTATGAGGTATGACCTGTGGGGCATATTTAAACCCAGCATCCTCTTGGGTCATCGTCACCATGAATGGCTTCACATGCTCTAAGACCTCCCCTCTCATCTCGCTGTAGTCCTTAACTTCCTGACCTCCAGCAACTCGCTTGAGCTTAGGCACCCCAAAGTCTCGATGCCACCCATAAAACCCACGCTTTCCACTGTACCGCTTCCATGGCCCCTTGTTCGTCCACCAGAATTGATGGAATAGCTGGCTTGCACTCTCAACGCTAGGCGTCCCAGAAAGAATGATGCAGGCTTTAGCCCTTCTCGCTATCTCCTCCATGAGCTGACAGCCCCCATTGGGCTTGGGAAACCCTCCATCTCTATGACCCTCATCTGCTATCACCACACTGAACTCCTCTCCTGCTACCTTGTGCAGGCTCTCCCTATTCAAGACGACCAACTGCTCACCCCAACCCCCCATGGCCTCAGAATCGGCAAAAATGGAGCTTATAGCCTTCTTGGGTGTGATAAACAGAACTCTACCCCCCACAGACTTGGCCAGCTCTAGAGCAACCAGTGTCTTGCCAACCCTGCACTCAAGGGCCACATAGACACAGCCCTTCTCTTTAAGAACCCTGCCAGCCTCAACGACTGTCTTCTCTTGGTGTGGTTTTAGTTTCATGGTTCCTCCTTCACATCTGGAATCTCAACCTCATACCCACCACCTTTAGCTTTCCAGATGGTGTAACCGAAAGGCCCATCTAGTGCCTTCTCAATCTGGATAAGTAGGTCTAGACCAGCAAGAACCTTCTTGGCCTCATTCATCGAGGCCATCTCTCTGCAATACTGCCAGCCCTTCTCTTGTCTCTCCAGTAACCTTAAATCGTGTGGCCCTCTAATCTTCACCAATCGCTTTAGGCTTGGAGGTAGAAAGTAGTTGTTGCCACACTGCTCCATCTCCTGCTGAATCTCAAAATAAAACTCTCGCCTCATAGCCTGCCAGCGTTCTATGGTCATCAGACCCAGCTCTGTGTTGGTCCACAGGTCGATAAGAGACACACACTTATCCTCCCATGGCTGTCTAATCTCATCAAGGTTCATACAGCACCCCCATAGCTTGATAGCTTGGCGAAGTTTGGCAGAAATCTGCCACGCCATTTTCGCCATATAGAATAAGGGTTTTTATATATTATATATATAGTTTGATAATATTTATTATTATTAATACACACACAATATTTCTCTGCATTTGTGTGTAAACCCCCTAAGAATCCTGCCAAGTTGCCAAACTTCTCAAAAACCCATATAGAATAAGGGCAAACAGCTTGGCAGGCTTTTGCCATGCTATCGCCAAACTTGTCAAACAATAGATATTTCACTTACTTCTCTCCCATTTGATGATTTTCTTATCCTGTCCTCAATCATCCCTGATTCGTACATATTATTGAGAGCCAAATCAAGACTCCCTCTCAATTTCTGACTCAACTTACTAGACAGCTTACTCCTTGAGCATGGTCCAAGCCTGAGTGATTCAGTTACTTTCTTTTCGACCTCATCAACATCAGTGAGATTCATAACCTTGAAGGCCATGCACCAACTGGTGACTAGGTACTTAGTGAGGCTAATAGCCTTCTCCATGATGGTGGCATCTACCTTGTCTTTCTTCCAGATGACACAGAGGAGTCCACAAATCTTATGGAAGTGAACCCACCATTTAGATTTAGCTTCAGCGTTATATTTGTCATCAGTTGAACACAGCCAGTCAAACATCTCAAGCCCAAGCTTCATGGCCTCATCAGTTAGCTTCAGAACTTTTGGGTGTTCATCCTCAAATAGGTCGCTCATAAAGTCATCATAGTCCTTCACCACATCACCGATAAAAACGTCATATGGATTCGGATTCTTGAGACCTCCACCTATGCCAGTCACGATGATAAACCTATCCATGAGGCCGTTGTCAATCTTACCATCGAAAGCCTCTTGAAAAACTTTAGGTTGAATCGTACCTAGAAGCCCAAGGCGAAACTTTGGAGTAGAATCCTTCTCTCCCTTATTCGCTTTGATGCTCATGGCTCCATCATAGGCTTTGAGATAAAAACCCATCTCACCACCATCCTTACCACCGCCAGAGGCATATTTGCCCATGCCCTTAACCCAGCCATCAAGCTCCTCTGAGAATTGGCCAATCATAGCTGGGTGTTCCCACTCATTATTTTGCTTGGCTGTGTCCCTGATACCTTCAGTTGTTCCTTCAGTGATAACACCATACCAAGGTGAAGCTGGTTCTTTCATAAGGTGGTCGTCAAGAAGCTCTGCCCCTCGCTTAGTCCTATCCTTCTTTAATACCTCAAGCCTCTTTGACCACATAGCAAAGCTCTTGTTGTATCTGCTTATCTCACCCTCTATCTCTTTCATGATGGGGCCTGTAGTGAATCCCAGAGCTGGCGTCTTAGCGTCACCCTTTGGTGCAACGATAGCACCATAGATATTCAAGCCAATTCTGTAGTTGTCTTTTATCTCCACCTTTGTCTCTGGCGCACAGATGGACGTTGCCCATAAAACACCAAGGGCTCCGTATTCTGGACGAGAGCCAACAACAGTGGGGAGATTCTGTAGAAGATGCCTAATCTGTTTAGGAAAGACATCTATTGGAAAATCAATTAAGCTCAAGCCTGCTCCTTACCTCATCAATTCTAGCGCACTTAATAGAAGACAGTGCAAACATTTTTCTAAATTGATCCTCACTGATTCCTAGCCCAATGTAATCAGAGTAAACAAGAACATTACAGTGATTTGATTTCATCTGCCTCATTATTGTTGGGTAATCATCACCAACAGAAGGCTTTAGTTCTACAGCGTAAGACTTAGGGCTAAGGCAAAAGAGTTCGCTCTCCATATCATAGGAGCTTGTTTTTTGCTTGCCCTTTAAAATGTAAGACCAGACGGAGAACTTAACATCTGCGCCCCTGCTCTCAAATGCAAGGTCATAGATTTCACAAAAGCCGTGAGTTAATTCAGCACCATCAACACCATGATACTCAAGGGCACTGGTGTATTTGTCAAAATGCTCAAAGTAAACATCTTCTCCGATAACAAAAGCATGAAGAGCCTTACATATAGATTCGTCAAGGAATAATCCTTGAAGAGAATTATGTTCTGGCGTGTCCTCTGCCTCTTTAAAATTGTTGATTATCAGAGTCTTGATATTTGAATACCTATCGAGGAAGTCCCCCTGAGACATTAGCCAATCACAATACCCTTTATCACTGGCAAGCACCTCTACAGGCTTACCTTTGTATTTTCCAAAAGGAATAACATCACTATTCATTTATCTGCGTCTCCACATAGCCATCAAATTCATATCCATTCCCAGCAAAAAAATCTCTAGCTGGCATCATACCTTTGTCCCCATTACCAAGGACAAGACCAATGCACTCTTCGACATGTGTAAATCTCCAGAATCGAACAGGGACAGAGATAACAGCTTCATCTTCATTTGTAAAGAGCGCCCAAGTCTCTACTGTCACTGGTGTTATTTGCATGTATTCCATCACTTTTCTCCCCTAATCACATCATCAATCTTATCTAAGTCTGCCCTCAAGGTCGTTCCTCCAACCTTGCGGAACAAATCACCAAGAGGGGTTTTGCCAGATATGTGATTTCTGACCGCCCCCTCACTCATTGACAGATAATCTGCCACCTGTTTAACACTTGCCCATCTAGCCATTTTAAATACTCCGTTAAAGTTAGACTGTCGAGAATGGTAATATCTAACAGGATTTTGTCAAATCTAGATGAGAATAATGAGATTAGGCAAAAATTAACACTTGCATCTTCTGGGTCCCATATAAAATTGATGACATGCTTAACGGAGAAAACAACATGAGCAACAAACTAACACTAAAATTGAAGGCTGACCGAACAGGAGAGGCTAGGGTTGGAGATAGGCTAGTAGCGACCTATCAAGAAGAAAATGGAATCTATACCGCCCAGATTGGTGGTGGGCCTATGAAATTTCTTGGCAAAAGAAACATGGTTAGCTTCTTGGTCGATTATTACTTGGTGAGGGCATAAGCCCCACCTTTTTTTCATTTTTAAGAGAACAAATCAAATCATTTTAAAGGAGTAAAAAAATGAGTTTGTATAGTGGAAACAAAGCAACAGACACTGGTGGAAACTGGAAGGCTGGAGCTTATAAATTTATCATCACTGAAGCCAAAGAAGCCGATTGGGGTCTATTGTACTCCATGAAGACTTGGACGGCTGAAGGTGCAGAGGGTCCAAACATCAAGGACGCTTTGAGAATTGGCTCTGACAAGGACGCTGTCCTTAAAGAGGTAGACCGCAGGCTGACCACCATGTTGGGCAAGCCTGAGATTGACAGCATTGACCAACTGGTGAATGCCAAGGGTTGGGTTGTTCTCCGTAAGGGGCACAAGTATCTTGAGCCTATGCCTTTCGGTGCTTATTTTGCATCTGATAAAAAATCAGCGACAGGCAAGGCTGACTCTATTCTTGGAGCCATTGAAGACGCTCAGGCGTATGACTGGACACAGGACAGCTATGCTGTTCAGAGAGCTGAGAAAGATGGTGTTAGCCCATCTTCACCTAGCTCACCAGAAGACTCTGAAACGATGCCCTTCTAATTTGATTTTTAGGATTTTGAGTTAATATGATTTCGGAGAGTGGAGCATTGGAAGTCATGAGCCGATGTGTCGGGTTTCGTACCTTAACCCTTCCACTCTCCAAAGTCAACAAGGTACTTTTTGAAGGTATGAGATGAAACTTAAAGATTTGAGTAACAAAAAGTTTGGCAGGCTTACAGCTATAAGGCGACACAATAGGAAGTGGATTTGCCAGTGTGACTGCGGGAGACTGTCAGAGGTCTTGCAATACAATTTGCACAGTGGGCACACAAAAAGCTGTGGTTGCCTAAAGTTAGAATCGAAATCAATAACACACGGCAAGAGGAACTCGAAGGTTTATCGTGTTTGGTCATCAATGAAGACAAGGTGTGTAAATAAATCTTGTCGATCATTCCCAAATTATGGTGGCAGAGGCATCGTCATGGATGAGAGATGGGAGTCCTTCGAGAACTTTCTTTGCGATATGGGCGAGCCACAAGATGGTTTTGAGTTGGATAGAATTAACAACAATGGGCCATACTCAAAGAGCAACTGTAGATGGGCTGATAAAAAAACACAAGCAAATAACAGGAGATCAAACAGACTTCTGAAGTTAGGAGATAATGAAAGGACCATATCTCAATGGTCAGATGAAATTGGTTTTTCATCAAGCACAATAAGAGAGAGGCTTCAAAGAGGATGGAGCGTTGAGAAAACATTGAATACACCAGTTAGAAAACAAAGGAGAAAATAATGGGTGAACCAGTGATGATATTGGGAAAAAGTGGGTCAGGCAAAAGCTACTCTTGTAGAGAACTTGATCCAGATAGAACTATAATAGTCAGCGTTGATGGAAAGAGGCTTCCATTTAGCTCTAAGGACTGGCCTAAAATGACCTCAGAAAATCCATCTGGATCTATTTATACGCCAAGGGTAAATGGGTCTAAAGCGTATACTGTGATCCAGAAGGCTTGTGACGAGGCAGTTGCCAACCATGGCAAAAAGGTTATCGTCATAGATGACAGCCAGTTCCTTATGGCCAATGAATTTTTCGATAGAGCTTATGAAAGAGGATTTGATAAATTTGTTGATATGGGCAAGCAGTTTCATGATCTTATTTTATGGGCAAGAGGTCTGCCAGATGACATAACAATCTATTTTCTTCATCATCTTGAGCTAGATGCTGATGGGTCCAAAAAGGTTAAAACGGTTGGGAAATTACTAGACAACCAGACCTCGATAGAGGGCAAGTTCACCATCTGCCTGTTGGCTGACAAGGATGAGGACAGCTATAAGCTGAAGTCATCTGTACCCAGTGAGTCCATCTTTAAGGCACCTCCTGAGATGCTTGACGATGAGATGGATAATGATCTAGCTGTCGTTGACAGTAGGATCAGGGAGTTTTGGAATATCTAACCCCGCCAGTTGGGTGACAGGAGCATAAAGGACTTGTGTGCTAAATCTGGCTATCCTGTGCGTGCCTCGATGGGAGGCGTTCTGTATCGTAACGAGTCCAACCCATCACTGTGGCCTCACCCTTCTGGGTGGGGTCACTCCCTTTAACTTGGAGAGATAACATGAAACCAAGAGAAATCATGCAGGCATACAAAGAAGGTGCTGAGATTGAATATTTCAGTGAACCCCTTAACCAATGGCTACCAGCAAAGAGCCCTACTTGGAATTGGGAGACTAGGGACTATAGAGTTAAGCCACTGAGTAAGGAGGTGAGCTAATGCCAGCCTATGACTACAAATGCACCTCCTGTGGCTACACAGAAGAAGTGAGACACAGCATCCACGCATCACCAGATGTGAACTGCAAGATATGTGATGCCCAGTTACAGAGGCAAATAGGGCCAGTTCCTAGCCACTTTAAAGGTAGGGGGTGGGCCTCAGATAACTACTCAAAAGATAGTTCTTGACAATTCGGGTCCCATAAGTAAGATGTAAGCATGTTCAACGGAGAAAACAAAATGAGCAACTTAGTTTACTTAAATCACCTAACCTTTGAGGATGGGGCATTTGTTGCCTATGACCTCATGGATGAACCCCACAAGGTTCACTGCCCAGACTTCACCAAAGAGGTCATCGTTGAGATGCCATATATGGGTGGCGTCAACAAAATCTCTTTCTCTAACCTTGACGCCCTCATTGACTACATTGATGAGAATGTTAGGACTAGAGGCAAAGCAGAGAAGACTTTTAAAATATTGGGGGAGAACAAATGACATTCATCGACAAGCTAAAAAAAGTAAACGAGAGCCTAAAACATACCAGCTACAAAACAGATGGTCTATGCCTAGTTGAGACTACGCCATCAGGGACAACCAGATACCCATTCAAGACTCTACCAGAGCTTGAGCAGTCACTAGAAGCTTATTTTTCATAATCATAGAGAACGGAGAAAACATGAGCAACTGCGACTACTGCAAATACCATGCAACCTATTTTGAGGTTGAGTGGAATCTATTCGGAGAACCTAGCGAATCAGCCAAGGCCTGCCCTAAGCACTTCAGCAACATCTGTGAGGATTATGTTGATGGTAACTATATCGAACGTCTGCGATACAAATCAGACAACACACTTTTTTTAACCCTAACTAAAGAACAAGCAAGGAAATTTATCCGATGACTAAAACAACATCACAACGAACCCTGACACGCTGGATGATTCGAGGCGATTGGGAGAGCTACAGCTTTGACCACTGGGCTGGGGCCTTTGGCACTGCTAAAGCTCACCAGCTCATCAGTGCAGGCGTACTGGTCGAAGACATTGACGACAGCGACTATGACTCTGGCTGGACAGGTCACAGCGAGATGGTTGAGATTCAACTAGGAGGCAACACATGACCTACCACCAGCAAGCACTGATTCAGTTCATGGCATTCATGGCCACCTTTGCCTTTGTAGCCCTCTCTGTGAGGGCTCTTTGGCCAAGGATCAAGAGAGAGATGAAGTGGCATGAGGTGGATAGAAAATAAAGCTTGAAGCTTTTGGGTCCCGAATAGAATCTTGATATGTTCAACGGAGAAAACACTATGAACTTTGAAACACTAGACCAATTCATAAGCAACTGGAAGACGAAAGTCCTTGACGCTTACATGAACCTTTATAGGGAATACAAGGAGCTTTCTGCTCAGGCAGGCTCCAACATCAAAGCCTACAGAGCTTTGAGACTTGAATGGATGAAAAAGAACCAAATCGGGAAGGGTCTTCTTCAAGACATCTCAACTGGTCATCCTGAGTGGTTCGCTGAACAAGTTGAAAAAGAAGGCGAGAGGAAGAAGGCCAAGATCATCTTCCGAGTAGAGAAGAAGGCTGGCAAGATCATCGATGGAGACCTTAAGCTAGGCCTCGATGGAGAGATCAACGGCACCATCAGGGGTGAGGACAAGACTGTCCACGTCCAAACTATCATCGCTGGAGGCTACAACATCCAATGCGCTCACTTCAGACTTTTGGTTAAATAAGGAGAAAATATGACCGAAAAGAAACCATACCTATCCCCGTCCACAGCCAAGATGCTACTGGACTATCCCCTGCCCGTGGCTTTCCACAAGATTCATCACAGAAAAGGACCATCTGACGCCATGATCTTTGGCTCACTGGTGGATGCTCTTGTCACTGAGCCTGAGAAGATTGAGAAAGAGTTCAAGATACTTGAGGGTGATGAGGCCAATGGGCACACAAAAGTGGGCAAGGAGGCCAAGGCGAAAGCTCTTGCGAACAATCAGACGCCTGTGAAGGTGGATGTCTTTAATCAGGCAAAAATGGCCTCTGTGGCGGTGATGACTCACCCTGAGTTTTTGAAGCTACAGGCCCCAGAGTTTCAAGTGAAGCTTGAGGGTTCTGTTTCTGGTGTTGACTCACTGGGATATGCTGACATCGTTGCTGATGATGTGATCCTAGACCTCAAGGTTTTCAATGCACAGACCTTTGAGAATCCATCTAGGACCATCTTTAACAGAAAGCTACACCTTCAGCTCTGGATTTACCAGCAGATTCTCAGAACCAATAAGCGTCTGGGCGTCATGGTCTGCCTATCAGAGGAGCCCTATTACACAGAAATCTGGTGGCTTGATGATGACTGGCTAGACCTAGCCCAAGCACAACACAGGCAAGCAGTTGAAGCATACAAGGAGTATCTACTCTTTGACCCAGCCCACTCAGTTAGTGGGGATTCTAAAACAGTTCACATCGAAGGATGGATGAAATGAGCGTAGCAAAATTAGTAGGAAGGCCAACCAGAAAAGGGGTGGCATCAGAGAGACATATCAAGGCAAGAGTGACTGAGGCTGAGTATCAGAAGGTCTTAGACAAAGCCATTAAAAAAGATGTGTGCGTTGCTGAGTATGTTAGAAAGAGGTTGGGACTATGAATCACCAAGAGATGACAGACCTTCTGGCCTCACTTCATGAAGATGAGATGAAGCTCAGAGATGGCAAGGGCTCAGAGTACACAGACGGCAACCCCTTTGCCAACTTTGAGTGGGGTTCTGATATGGTTGGAGGTGGAAGGGAGATGGTTGCTTGGTTCTATATGGCAAAGCATCTGACATCAATCAGGATGCACATCAACGGCTCAGTGCCTCTAACTATTGAGCAACTAAAGGAGAAGGTGCAGGATGCCAGATTGTATCTCGCTTTGATATATGGCATGGAGGTCGATCATGAGGCTAACGATTGAAGACCTCAAGCTTGAGAGAAAAGCCTTGAAGAATGATGTCAGGGGACTTAATAAGAAAATAGCTCACCTAGAGAGCTTGGTTGAAACCTTAACCACAGACAACGCTAGGATGAGTCAACAACTACAGGAGAGAAAACATGACATACTATCAATGTGAAAGCTGTAAAGCCTTCTACCAAGAGGGCGAAGAGGAGACAGCCACAGTCAATGGTCGAGTAGGACACCCAGATAACTGGGAGCCTGATTCCACCTATGTCTACTGCCCCCACTGCAATGCTGACATCACTGAAGGTGGGGCTTATGAAGTTGGCGTTGAAGAGATGATCGACATGCTTGAAGCCATGACTGAGAGATTCAACAAGGCCATCAACATGGCGAGGGCTATCAATGGGAATCTTGGTAACGCAATGGACCCAAACACTCTAGCTCATGCTTGGGGTGAGAAGATTAAAGACTTGGAGTTAGATAGATGAGCCAAGCAAGTAACATGATAGACTTAGGTGCAATCGTAGCCCAAGCAGTCGAGGATAAGACTAAGGAACTACAGAAGGAGCTGGCAGAGGTGAAGGCTGAGAATGCAAAGCTAGAGTCATTCGTTCAGCAACTGAAAGAGATGGGGCAGGAGTATAAAGATGAGCTGGGAGAGGCGAAGGCTGAGGTGGAGATGCTGAAGAGGAAACTAAGAGATTGCCATGATCAATATGGAGTCATAAGGAATCAAGTAGTGGAAGTCCTTGAGTACATACCTCAATATAAGGAGGCTGACTAGGCTACAGACAGCCATAATACTGATTGATAGTGACGATGAAAATCATAAGCGATTGTTTATTGAGAAGTTTAAGAAGGAGGCGAACAATGAGAATAGCAAGTAACGAAGAGTTAGCAGAGAGGATCGAACGTCTTGAAGAGAGACTTGATGCACTCACAGAATCCAGAACAAACATTCAAGAAAAGGAGAACGATTCTCATTATAAACAATGTACAGAATGGGAGCATGTTCGCCCCTACGTTAGCAAGAGAGAGAAGCACTTAGAGAGAATCTGGCAGAGAGTCAAAGATGGAAGTCCTAGTCTGATGGACTTATGGGATCGTTATGAGAAGGAGGAGGCAGAATAATGGATAAATACGAAACAAAGCAGACATTCACTTTCACTCACAAGTGGGAGTGTGGTGATGGAGAGAAGAACTCAGTGACACTGACAACGAACATAGAGAACAGGGATCAAGTGATTCAAGAGTTCGTTCATTTCCTTAGAGGCTGTGGTTATCAGTGTCGAGGACTTGAAGAGGAGGAGGCAGAATGAGTGGCGAAATACCAAGCTGGTTGGCTGTGATATTCGGGGCCATGTGCGCAGGGATGCTTGTCGTTCTTGCTTATTTTATCTGGGATTTAATTAGGGATGAGATGAAGTGATTTCACAATCCTGCATGACCTATAAACTAACCTTTTCAGAGGAGAAACTATGAAAACAAAAGAAGTTATACAGCACTATCTAGATGAGGACTTAGATAGAGAAAGCCTCATTGAGGCGGTCATGGCTGAAACCAACACATCGAGAAAAACAGTTCAGAATCTACTCAGCATGATGAATGGCAAAAGGCGAAGGAAGAAAGAGATTGAGGGGGCTCAAACCCTAGAGGAATATTCCAAGCCATACGACCATCCTCAGCATGTCCTTGATGCACTAGAGACACTTAGAAGCTCAAGCAAGAGTGTCTGTGGTGATGTGCCTTTTCGTAAGTTCTGCGGTATCTCAACTGACAAATGGAAGGTGCTTAAAACCCTAAGCAAGCTGGAGAAATACCACAGAAAAATGCCTAACGGCCAGACACTTTGGGGAGACCCAGATAAATTATCACTAGCAGAAAAAAGAGCGAGGTACATCTATGAATAATGAGATTCAAGGAGCTGAAGACTTAGACGAGTTTCAGCACAGAACAAATCCCCATCCAGAAGTCATAGCTCTGAGGAATCAACTCAAAGGTCTAGATAAGGTCAATGAGGAGCTTAGGAAGAAACTCAACTTCGAGAACCTCCTAGTTGATAAGTGTAGAGACGCAGTTGTCTCATATCCACCACTCAAGAAAAATAAAGTTTCATTCAACCTAAAGGACAAAGAAGAAGATGAACACGCCTGTGTCTTAGTCTTAACTGACCTTCATGGTGAAGAGGTTGTTGATGCTGACGAGACTGAGGGAATGATTGAATTTAACTGGGACATCTTCCAAGACAGGATGTGGGCAGTTGTTGATAAGACCATCAAGATTGTGAACACCAGAAGAAAAGCCAGAGATATCAAAAAGCTCTACATCAATCTGCTGGGTGACATCATCACTGGTGAGATTCACGATGAGCTAACCAGAACCAATAGCTTCACCAGACCCACTGCTGTAGTAAATATCGCTCACGTTATCTCTCAGATGATTCAAGTTCTCTCATCTCACTTTGAAGAGGTTGTTGTCTCTGGTGTTGCTGGTAATCACGGCAGGGAAGACAAGAAGATATCAGCCAAGCAGTATTCAGAACGAAACTGGGACACAGCTATCTATAGGCTCTGCTCTATGCTCACTAAAAACCTAAAAAACGTGAGCTGGAATATTACCAAGTCTTATGCCATGGTTGTTAATGTCCTTGGAAACAGAATACTTCTGAAGCATGGTGATGATGTAAGGGGTGGCACTCACCCATTCTATCCACTCATCAGAGACACAGCCAAGGAGGCTGACAAGCGTAGAGGGACGCCTCACGAGTTTGACTATATTCAGCAGGGTCACTTGCACACTTGGAGCGTTCTTGAGAATGTTCGCTTTCTGTGCCCATCACTTATGGGTGGCTCTCAATATGGAAACAGACTCCATCTCAAGTCAAAGCCTGCTGTGCTTCTCCAGTTCTACACTGAAAAGCTCAGAGAGCCAGCCAATGAGATCATTGACTTGAGAGCTAAACAGAAGCCTCATCAGTTCGCCAACATTCCTGCATGGGTCTAATGCTGGAGAACAACCGCCTCTGGCTTGAGCAGGCAAACCCTAGCTTGCTCAAGTCATACGAGGAGCAACCAGAGCAAGAGCCAAACCTAGATGCTCAACAGATTAGGTGCCTCACTATGACGCACCAAGATGCCAAGAGTTCACAGGCTCTTGATTATATATCTCCCAACTTCTACCAGAAGCAGAAGGACAACCTAGACAGCATAGAGGAATCTGAGCCATCTGAACAGATTAGGCTTTGCATCGTTGGCGGTACTGATGGTGGTCATCTCCTAAACTACGTCAATGACGCACAGGACATCAAGCATCTGATTGTAATTGAGAAGGACTATCAATCCTTTTTTCATAGCCTCAGTGTGTTTGATTGGCCCTCTATGTTTCAGAAGTTTGAACAGAAAGGTGGGACCATCTACTTTCATATTGGCGCAGTCACGCCCCAGATAAAGAACAGGCTCACCTCTCACATTCAAGAGATTGGCATTTATAACGCTGGGCACATCTTCTTTGCTCATGACAACAGCGACAAAGGAAAGCTGTCTGTCTTGGACTGCACTGAATGCCTTCAAGGAGTTATCAACTCGCTAGGCTTCTATGATGATGAGAGGGTTGGTTTAGCTCATAGCCTTCACAAGCTAGAGAACAATGCTAGGTTCCTTATGGAGACACCTAAGCCATGGATTGATACCCCTGTGGTGGTCTGTGGAAATGGGCCAAGCCTATCAAAGAATCTGACCCAGATCAAGAAGAATAGAAAGTTCATGTTCCTTGTCTCATGTGGCACTGCCATTGGGACACTTTACAGAGCAGGTATCAAGCCTGACTTTCATATCGAGCAGGAGCGCCCAAAGGTATCAAGCAACTGGACGAAGCTAACCACAACTCCAGATTTCAGAAAAGGCATCACCTGCATTGGACTCAATGTCATCCATCCTCAAACGCATGAGCTTTTTGAAGACATAGCCTATGCTGTTAAGTCTAATGACTTTGGTGGCATGTTTACGAGTGAATCTATTGGCGCACCTCCCTTGATGTTTGTGAACCCTCTAGCTGGCAACGCTGGGGCTTCCATCATGACCAACCTTGGATTCAAACATGTGTACCTAGTTGGTGCTGACTGCTCAGTCTCTAGGGATGGTGCTTGTCACGCAAAAGGCCATAAGGTTGTCAAGAAGATTGAGGCGAACCAAAAGGTGAGAGGCAACTTCAGAAAAGAAGTGGACACGAATCAGCTTTACATTGACTCAAGGAACGTCTATGAAGCACTCATTAGAAGCAACCCAAGGACTCAGTTCTACAATCTAGGTGATGGGGCTTATATCGCAGGAGCAAGGCCAGTGAAGAAGTTCAGCCCTAGAGGACTGCCAAAGGCAAATAAGACTCAAATCATGGCACCATTTAGGGCCTGTGACATTGATGTCAAAAAGGATGAGGTCAGAAGAATGATTCTAGCTGGGATGTTTGGCTTGAGGCAGATGATTAAAAGCATTCCAGAAAAGGTCAAGACAAAATCAGAGGCTTACTCTTACCTTGACCAGATTCACAATTATCTACTTGACGTTAAAAAGTCATCACCACTGTTCTGGTATCTAGTCAAGGGCTCATTCACAACTCAACTGGTATTCATGTCAGCCTGCGCCAATCTGTCAATTGATGCGTTTAATGGAGGCGTCCTGATTCTAAAAGATTTCTCTGAAGAGGTTCATGAAAATATGAAGAATGGCCTCTTTGATTTTAGCACCTTTGAATCTAACGGGGGTCTTCCAGAAGATGTCAATAAGCAAACTTGACCAGCTAGTTTTTGGTGACTTCTGTGACCTAATTAGAAAGCCAGAACCTAAGAAGGTCAGAAAGTGTATGCGTTGCCCTGCCCCTGCCTCTGGTGATAGGCTATGCAACAAGTGCAGAAAGTTTGTTCAGAATCAGAGCAAGATGGCCCAGAGTTCTGGGTATCGCTTTATGGACTAGGCTCCTCGAACCGCTGGGTTGATTCGTTCCAAACCATGTCAGCAGAAATGAAGTCCTGAGTAACTTCAAACCAAGGAGACTCCATCTCTTCACTGGTGTGGATGGTTGCCAATAGGTTCCCGTCCTCATCTTTTTGTGCGAAAAACTTTTTCATAGAATTACCCAATCAAGGCGAATTGAACCAGTGTAAGCTCCATCAATTTTGTACTGAAAGTTCCCCGAGTCTCTTCTAAATTGAAGGAATCTTCCAGCAGAAGAAGCAGAATAGAGAACACCCACGGATGTGCCTGTTGTAATTGTTCCAGACGAACCAGTAACAGGGTGCGTTCCGTCTTGGCTAGAGGAGACATAAGTGTCGTCTGACAGGTCGACCTTAACGCTTCCGCTTGTGATTCCTGATGTGCTACCAGAATTGACATAGTTCACCATAAGAATACCGATTGTCTTGGTTGTGAGGGTAGCCCAAGTTGTTGAGATAGAACTCACCAACCCCTTTGTTCCATCAATTCCAGCCTTGCCAAAGACAGTTCCACCTGACCCGTCTGGCCTCAAGCAGAGAGTTGTGTCTAGCTCAGTTGTGAGCATGTGAGTGTCCAGCCAATAAGGATTGTCCCTAAGTCGAGTGACTAGAGTCTCAGTTACTGGGCTATCAGCGTCAACCTCGTTGTCGTCTATAGCTGAAAAACTTCCTACTGTTGTGGCCATGTCTTGAGTCCTTTCAGAGTATTATATAGGGGGCCTCGTTTGGCGAGAAACCAGCCTCACCATCACCTCTATCGTCTTCAGCGATGAAGGCATATTTATTCTTATTTGCCTCGCTCTCTGTTGAGTAATCGGTAAGCGTATTGGGTCCAATGAGCCCATACCTTGAGGGTTCTGTACCAAAGATTGAGCCAGTGCTTTGAAGGGTGTACTGATATTTTACACCACCAGCTTGAAAGTTCTCAGCAGTCTCAAGGACTCGATAAGTTCTTGTTGGAGTCCCACCAGTGAAGTCTTGAACCTGTCGAGTTGCCAAGGTGATGATGTCACCTGTCCAAGCATCATCATCTTTAGGGTCTAGGTCAAGAGTCACCATGTTCTTGGTGTCTCTGTAGTACCTCAAAAGGCGATTAGATATCTCTGAGGCAACTGAAGCCTTATCCAAGAAGAGCCACCTAGACATGATTCTATTGACTTTCTTTTGTTCGTATTCAAGAGAGCCTTCAGCGTCCAAATCAACAGACACTTTCACGCCTGAGTAGTTCTTTAACTCATCAATCTCTGCCACTGGAGTCCTTAAGCCATAAGCAACCCACACCTGTGACACTCTACTCTTGTCATCCCTTGCCACATTTACAGAGTTGGCGATAACGTTATTTGTGTCATCAAATGGTCCATAGTCCACATCAGATTGGATGATTGACCTCATCTGAACCTCTTGGTCACGCTCATTCCACCAGAGCATGACAGTGTGTTGAGTTATCTCATCAAGAAGCTCCTTGACTCCAGTGGGCTCAGTCAGTAGTGTTGAGAAGGTATAATTTTGAAGGCCAAAGTCAACAACATCTTGCCAATCAGATGTGGGAAGATAAGAGCCAGAAATGCCAGCGTAAGTGCTGAGAAGAGTATTAACGATATCATCAATCTCCACAGCATCAAAGAAGTATCCATGTTGGACCGTTGCTTCTCCTTCATGTGCATCTGCTATGACTGCTCCTGTGTAGACTGATGGGATTGTAGCCCTTGAGACTGTCAGGGTATAGGTTGGATTTGACCCTGTGATATTGGTAATATTCATCACCTCATCATCAATTCTGATGTAGGTCTGGCCTGCATCATAGGCATCTTTTACATCATCGTTGGTGTCAGTGATATCAAAAGAGGTCGCTGAGTCTGTTATATCTGAAACCAAAACAGCCTGTGACTGTGTTGGAATCTGAGCCTTTTCTCTATCTGCAAACTTCAGAGCGTCCTTAGCCACAATCACAACCTTACCATCAGGCGTTGGGCCTTTCACTGTGTCAATGAAATAGGTTCTTGTGATGAAGTTGGATGCGTCATAGTTTCCATCAGCATCAAGGTAGCCTGTCTTGATTCTTATCTCGTTGCTCTCATAGAATGGCCATCTGGTGATCCACTTAGACCAAAAAGAACCTCGCTCCATTGGGTCATAAGTTCGGTCAGATAGATAATTGTCTATCCCCACATCTGTGTCAGGGTGGTCTTGAAGAGTTATCTGAACCTTGGAGCGAATGCCCAGACCCTTGGCTGGGGTAAGCTTGGTTGGTGCCATAGAAAGGGCTGTCACTGTTGGGTAAGTTGGAGACTCCTCATCCCCTTGAAGCTCATCTATTCTGACTGAGCTGAATCTGAAAGTCTTTGTTGATGTTGAGAAGTTTGGTAGGTCTTGGCAAGTGGCTGAAGAATTGAAGCACTTGGCATCACCTGACCCTGTGGCAGTACAAGCTGAAACGCCATAAGTGAGAGTACAGGCTTGAACGTCAACCTCACAGATGACGACAGCCTCACGACCCATCAAAGCCTTTGCATCAGCGTATGCCATTAGGCTTCAACCTCTTTAATGAGATGCCCAAATCTCTCACCGATTCTCTCATAGATATCAAATGCCTCTTCACAATTCTGGTGAGGAATCAAGGCCATGAGATCCTGCAAGTCATCCATCAGGTCAAAAACACCATCACCAACTTCAATATCAACCTTGAGTGATGGCACTAGATAGCCTCCTCATCAGCAACCAAGACACGCAGAGGCATGTCCACAGATAAGAAACTGTTGCCAGCATGTTTTGGCGCATTGATCTTTGTGGCAAATGCAAAGCCAATCTCTGAGGAGTAGGTCACAGGGTCCCACTTATAGATGAACGGATACCTTGCACAATGCTCAGAGAATGGCTCCCAGTCGCTTCTGACCCATGAGGCGGTCAAGTGGTCAAGCATGATCTTCCCTGTCCTTTCTAGGCGTTTTATGGAGCGCCCTAGTACTGATCCGTTCTCTGAGATAGTGTTGGTGAACTTGACGCCCTGAGTGAAGGTTGGGGGTACAGCAGAATCCCACTGACCCCTCTGCATCTCTAGGGCCTCACCAACAACCAACTGCCTCACGTTGACAGTTCCACCTGTGAAGCTGATTCTGATTCTCCTGCCACTGGATACAGTCACGCTACTGAACTCATCAAAGGTCAGCTTGCCAGATGTCGCTGTGTAGGTCTGGAGGGTGGTGAAGGATGACACCCCAGACTCATATTTGAGAGCGATTGTGTTTGAAGTCGAGTGGCTTGCTGTGTAGATGCTAAAGGAGTCAATGTCTGTGTCTGACCCCATGGTGAAGTCCAAGTCCCCTGCATCAGCCTCAAAGAAACTGAAGTCTCGCCAGTCCGTTGCTGACGCTGGTGGCTTGCCTGAGACAGTGGTTCCTGACCATGTAGGGGTCACGCCTCTGAGGACATTATTGTATAAGACTTTGGGTTTCAGTGCCATTAGTTCACAGTCACGCTTCTTAGGCGTCCTCCATCTTCCATATATTCATTAAGCCCATCAGCCACAGACCTGATTTGGTCAGTTGAGACAAAACCCTGAGAGGTCTGCAAGTTGAAGGTTGCATCTATCACGTTCTCTGAAGCTTGGCTTTCTTCTGTAGGCGTGGATGCTGTTGTGGCTCCACCAGCAGATGCCCCACCACCACCACCCATTTGAGTTGAAGCGATTTTCTGGACGTTCGCAATTCCAGAAGCAACCACCGCCCCAGCCATAGCGAAGTTGATCGGAGGAGGAAACGCTCCTAGAGCTTTGTTTGCCCCCTTAAAGGTATCCATCGTTGCATCAGCTATAGCGAAGGCTTTACCAACCTCGAACATCTTCCTGTTCTCAGTGTTCATCATGGTCGAGATAGTCTTAAATGTGCTTTGCATGTCGCGTGTGCTTTGCTTATTGAAGAATTCTCGAATCTTCGCCTGAGCTGTCTCGTTCTTTTTAACGATGTCCGTCTTCTGTTCTTCTGCCCCTCTCTTAATATCGAGAAGACTCATTTCATGCTCATTCGTTTTATCGAGAGCCTCTTGAAATATATCAGACAGAAAGTTTAGACTCTCCTGATAAGCCTCTTCATCTACGAATGGAGCCCTAAAAGCTCCAGCCCCATAATCTTGAGGAGCCTCTGGGCCGAATGGGGCAGGGGCTGGAACGTCACTTAAAGGGATTGGACTCTCAAAGCCTCCAGCATCCTTCATGACCTTCATGTTTTTCTCGACCATTTTATTAAATAAGTCTAGACCTTCTGCTGAAGCTTCCGCGTTCTCTCCGAGTACCTTAATCTCTCCTCCGAACTCTGTCGCGACTTCAGTAGCACCTTCAAGCGCTACGCCTGCGCCTGTGGTTATAATCTTGCCCTCTTCAAATTTCTTGTTGGTCTTCTCGGCTTCCTCCCTAACTGCCTTAATGGACTCGGCTAGTTCTTCATTTCCATCTACGAAATCACGGACGGCGTCTATCAGGTCAGCGAAACCGTCCACCGCTATCGTGATAGCTGGCTCTAGCTTATCAACAATCGACCGCGAAAGGGCTCCGACTGAAGAACTCGCATTCGCGAAAGCTTTGTCTAGCCTCTTGGCAGAAGCGACAGCTTCATCATCAATGGCCTTGCCACTGTCCTTAACAGCCTGCGTCATCTTACGAAGCTCAGTCTCGCCTAGACGAAAGACCTCCAAAAGTCTAAATCCAGCATCTGCCATGAGTTCAGCGGTCACAAAGTTCTGATCGCCCACATTGTTGAGCTTGCCGATAGCGTCAGCAACCTTTATGAACTGTTCCTCAACTGGTATGTTAATCAAGTCCTTTGCATTGAGACCTATGATCTTCAGAGCATCGCCATAGGTTTTGTTCCCCCTGTTGGCGTCTGCTATCCTCTCATTCAAGTCCTTAATGGCATCTCCAACAGTGTCTATGTCTCCACCAAAACGCTTGGCCACTACAGCCAGAGCAGAGAACTCTTTGATGGACACCCCCAGACGCTTGGCCCATCGGTCTTGCTCTAGGACGTTATCTTTTACGACCTTCGCAAGCCCAAGAATGGCAGTCGTTGCAAGTCCAACTTTGACTGTCGCCATCCTGACAGCCTTACCCATGCTAGTGAAGCCGTTGCTTGCGCTCTGGGTTGCCTGCTTCGAGACAGTTGCAAATTTATCGGTTTCGTCTCCAGCTTTACGCAACTCCTTCTTAAGCTCATCAATGTCTGCACCAATACGGACAATTAATTCATCTTTAGAAGGCATCTATAGACCTTTAACCTCGAACGATGCTAGTATATCGTCAAGGTCACGCTTGTCATAAACCGACTCTATTGGCTTATGCTTTTCGTGAGTCGTCATCATGCGGTATTCTCTCAGGGTCATGCCCCAAGCCTCTCGAATCGGGATGTGGAAACGCTCAACTAACTGAGCAACGAAGACCCACCAGTTAATTAAGTGTTTTTTTTTGAACCTACAGCCTCAGACTCCCCTTCGTCCGGTTCCTCTGCTCGCTTCTGGTCTTCCTCAGAAAGTACCGCATTAGAGAGAAACTCTTTAGCGTTTTTAAAGTGGCTGGTGATGCCATCTTTCCGCACCATCTCCCCAACGACCTGCCACTTCAATGCCTTTTCGGGCCTGTTCTCGAAAACAGCCTGCCCTTTGATTCCAGCCCAAAGAAGTGTTGCTATGACCTTGAAGGACATATTGCCCTGAAGCATTTCACGAAAAGCAACAGAGGTAGGCATTCCAGCCTTCTCTTCAAATTCAACCATAGCCTCAAAGGTTGGCCTTAGAGTGTACTCTTTTCCTTGAAGAGTAATCTCGGAAGTCCCGATATGTTTCGTCAAAATTTTAGCCCTCTTTGCCCTCTATAAGATGACCCCAGACAGTCGAGGGCACGAACTGTCTAGGGTCGTCAGTTATCTTAGGCGAATGTAACTGTGCCGTCAGATGTCAGGGTGATTGAGAATCTCTGAGCGTCATTGTTTGGCGCTGAGTATTCCATTCCCCCAAGAGTGAATGAACCAGTTAGAGTCTTGCTGTTTCCGTAAGCAACTTGGTAGCCTAAGTTGTCGCCTGCTGTCTGAGCAACTGTCTCAAGTTGGCCAAAAGCTGAATCGTCTGAGACAATTCCAGAGCCAGAAATAACAACTTCACGCTTGCCATAAGTCGCAGATGAACCCCAGCGGTTATCATCTTTGGTTGTGATATCAACAGTTTCATTGTTGATGGTTACTGTGTGTTCGGTCATAAGACCAACAGTGGTGTAAGAAGTTGAGCCAGCGGAAGTGGCTACTTTTAGAACTAAGTCCTCACCTGCAAAAGTCGCCATTTTTTCTACTCCGTAAACATTAGGCTGAAAACAATTGTACCATGACGAGTTCGCCCGTCACTCTCAGTATCCACTTGAATCGAATCAAAATGGAGGTATGTGTTGGTCCCTGACGCTATGGTGATTGGACTCCTATCGAATAATGCCACAAGAGCATCATGAATCTCCCAAACTTGAGCTTCACCCCTATAGGCTGTCCATACATCAAGCACCAGATTAAAGACATAGGCAGTCTGACCTTTGACCCCACCATTCTCAGCCTCTAATCCATAAAGGATATGAGGAAAGTCAACATCATCTTTCAGATGGTTGCCAATTTGAGCGACTGGAACTATGGCTGTGAGAGTAGCGTCACCCTTGAGGGCTGTGTCTATCGCTCCAAGAATCTGCCTAGTGTTAATCATAGGAGACCCCTTATAGCTTGTTTCATTCTTTCGGCAAAAATCCTGCGCTTCTTTCTTAACATAGGTTCAAAGAATGGTCTATTGAGTCCCCTCTTATCCTCAAGGATGCTTGAATACTTGGCCCCAGACATCACAGTCGCATAACTATTCCGCCCGAATGCTGGGCGAGTCACCCTGATAAGCTTGACAAGGTTCCCTGTGTCGCTGTTGGGTGGCTTGCTTGGCGTTGATGAATAGTGAAACTTTCCACCGCCTCTAGGGTATTGTCTAAAGCGACCAGAGCGCCTCCTAATGGACTTCCTAACCTCTCTCTGGAACTCTATAGCGTTGACGTTGACCTGCCTGTTGACTCTCGTTCTAGCGTCCTTCTTGAGCTTCTCAAGCCTCTTCCCAAACTCCTTGAGGCCGTCAACCTCTAATGTGATGCCGTCAGGCATTAACTTCTCTGCCTAGCGAAGCCCACTATTGTTGAGGTGATGACGAAGCTGGCTGTCGTGAGAAGAGCTGATCCAATACCACTGAGCGTTTGAATATAGACTGCTTTGTCAGGAGATGTGCGTTCGATGATGCCGTAAACGAACGACCAACTTGACGAACTTCCTTCAATGTCTCTGCTGAAGACGACAAGGTCTGGACAGAGGAAGCAGACAAAGATGGCCCAACAATACGAGAGGACGAGCATCCTGAGTTCAAAGGAATGAGGAGGAGGAACAAGGCGGTCAGGCTTAGTACCCGACCATTCAAAGTTGAACTTCCAGAGCTTGACTTTTCTGCTGTAGGGTTCGCCCTTGTCGAGGTTAGCGTCATCTTGAAGTGACTTCCTATAGTCCTGTGCGTCCTTGTTGAGTGTTTCAGCATGTCTATTGCCCTCCCTGATAGCGTCTAGCTTATTCTGTCCTGCTTGAGTTATAAATCGTAATACAAGACCAACGACAGAACCAGCGCCAGTACCAAGTCCAATAGCTGAGGCTGGATCAATCAATGACCTTTTTCCCCACCTCAAGTATCATGATCTTCTTCCTCACAATCTCAAGGTTCTCTTCTTGGTCATCTTGCCTCTTTTCAATCAGAGCGATATGTGTCTGGTTATTTTCAGCCATCCTTCTGATTTGAATCGAGTCCTCCCTGTACTCTTCAAGAACATTCGTGAGTGCCTCAACTGTCTCCTCTGCGTTGTCTACTGTTTGAGTGAGTGCGCCCATGGCTCTGTTGTTATCCCATGAGGCTTGAAGAATCATTGTGAGGAGTGCGCCACCAGCCAAGGTAATAAGAGTGCCAAGCCAGTAAATGACACGCATACCCCAAACGTGAGCATGTAATACTTTATCAGCCAACTAGCTTACCGCCACTGAAGAGTAATATCATGAAGTTCCTGCTCTTTACTGTTGAACGTCTCGAACTTCCAAATCAAATCAGTCCCACTTGGTTGACCTGAGATGTCGAGGTCTTCTGTGGTTAGAGTCTCTCGACCATCTGTATGGTCTGCAACTTTTGTGAGTGTGAAGGCTGTGAAGGTTGTGCCTCCATCCCTTGAGACCGATAGTATCGCATCAGTGTTGAGTGTTACTACATCGACAGGCTTGTGCATAATAACCATTCTGGCATTGTCTGGTGCTGTAGATGGAGGGGTAAACTCTCCACTCACAGACTCTGACTCTGAAACCAGAGACATATTCAACCCACTGTTTGTGTAGAATTTCCCAGAAGAATCATAAGTCTCGTTAGTGCTGGCTGTGGTATCTACACCATTCTCATTCACAAAGGCATCACCAAAGCCATCCTTCATATCGTAGACAGAATACCCCTCTGCCCTCGCATCACGAAGGAAGTTTTCAGCTACACCTATCTCTAGAGTCTCTAGCCTAAATGCTTGATCGAGGCTTAAAGGCACTTACTTCTTCTTCTTTTTAAGAACAGCAGGAACCAGCTCTGAGATGGGAGTCTTAGGTGTTATCTTCTTTATCGCCATTGTACATACACTCCATGAAGATTCTGAGCCTTCTCATTTATGGCAGAAAGCCTTAGGACAATAGAGGTGCCACTTGTGCTATCAAGGGTCAAATCCTCAGTTGTGATAATATCAATATCAGATGAGAACTCCCCATGCTTGGTCATCGTGAATGGTGTAGAGTATGTGCTCCCACCATCCATTGAGATTTCAGCAGTGAAGTCTGTGCCAATCGTTAGAGTCTCCAACGCTTCATGCTTAATGACCAAGAAAGCATTCGTTGGTGCAGAGTCAGCAGTCTGAGGTTGAGAAATCAACGTCATGTCTGGGATACTTAGGGTGTATGGTGCAGTAGGTCCACCAGCAGGAGGAATCCTGACGCCACCTTTTAGGACAGAGACCTCCTCAAGGTAGCAGACCATGTTCACATTTTGATTGGGAGAGAAGTCTCCTAGTATTAAGGGTTGTGTAGGCTGAACTTGAAATCCACCTGTGAATGCCCCTGATGATCCAGATATTGAACCATTGACATACCACTGACCTACTCCACCTGTGTAGACAAAGGCACAATGAGTCCATGTTCCTGCTGACAACACTCCAGCGTTAGAGAAGATTGGGGTGTGTGAGGTAGTGCCGTCAGTGCTACCACCAAAAGCAAGCCTACTTGTTGTTCCCTCATGATAAACATTCCATGCCCACTGACCTGCACTGTCGCCATTGTGACCCATAATATAGTCAGTTCCAGAGAAATTAACGGGGTTAATCCAGAAGTCTACAGTGAAATCCTCTGCTCCAGTTGGAAGAATGTCCAAGTCTGAGGATGCTGAAACGCTTATTCTGGCACTAGCAGGAGAACCTACAAAGAAAGAGGTTGAGCCAAACTTGGCAGTAATACCAGTAGAGTTGCCCGCAATTCCAAGGGCTGTAACTGTGTGATTGCCAGTTGAATCTAAGTTTGCTCCTTGTGTTCCTGCACTGAAGTCAGTTTGATTACCATTTGATGACTCACTCTGCAATAGAACAGTATGAACTGAAACAGAAGATGGGGCGTTTGTGTAATACCCACTTGAAGTCCCAGCAGAGACATGGACTGATGCTGTGTTGGAGGCACTTGTAAGAGTCTCATTTGTTGCATCAGTAATAAAGGCTGTGGTCGAGGAGTAGAGGGTTCCTATGGCTCCACCAGTCTCAAACTTATGCCAGTTCGTTCCTAGTGAAGACGAGATGCCAACATAGTCAGTGTCAGCGTCTAAGATTCTTGGAGAACCCTCAAAGTCAAAGGTGATTAAATCACCATCTGAACCATTCTCAACAACAGCCCCAACATGCTCGATGTCAACATTAGAGCCATTTGGAGTGGCAATTAGGTAATTAACTGTTCCTGATGATACACCAGCAGACCCAACAATCCATCTAATTTCACTGATAGTAACTGACCCAGTCAGGCCCAAGTCTGAGAGCTTGGTGAGGTAAGTGTTGGTTGTGGTGCTACTGGTAACATCTGAAGCAGAAAAGCCTGCTGGAACAGTCTCGGAGTCGAATAGATAAAATTCGCCTGTACTGGCCCCAAGGTCAACTCCTGTTTGATCCTCGTAGACATCAGCGAAGCCCCCAACCATATCATGGATTGAGCGACCTTCAGCAACAGCATCACGGAGAGTATTGACCCCGAGGTTCTGCTCTGCTGTAGTTAGTCGTTCGAGTTCGTCAGCAGTAGCACCTGCTGAGCCACCACCTAAACCCTCAGCCTCTAGAAAGGTGACAAGATCACTGAATGGGACATCACGCCTCCCAGCACTAAGAGGATCCCTCTCACCTCTGTAAAAGCTAAAAGTGTCTGAAGGCTTGATGCTGTCGCCTGCTCCTAGTCCGTTGCTCATGATTGGCTAAACCCTTGGGTCAATAAGAAGTCGATGACAGCAGATAGTTGAACGTCTCGCCTCCCAGCGCTAACTGGGTCACGTTCGCCACGGAAAAAACTGATAGTGTCAGTCCTTCTTAAGCTATCACCCTGTCCTAGTCCGTTCGGCATTATGTCCTGACTCCTGTCTCTGCATATATTCTAAGAAATCGGGAACGCCTGTCTATGTTTTCCAGCCTTGTGATGTTAAACTCTTCACCGCCTATCACTAGCCTGTCAGTCTCCAAAAGGTCACTCCTGTAGTGGCATGTCACCACAACCGTCTCATCTGGCTCAAGCCTTCCTGCGGTTAAAGGTTCAGAGCCACCTGTGGATTCAATCTTGCCAAATATAGATGCAAAATTAGCCCATGAAACAGTGTAGCCACCATAGCTGTCAGCTACCTCAGTCTCCCTCTGCACAGTCACAGAGTCTCTGAAGTCTCTACTACAGAAATCAGTTGCCATTGATGACCTTATAGGGATTTAAGAGCGAGGATGCTCCACACTTACCCATGCAGTCACCTTCGCAGTCTCCCCTGTTCTCATAAAGGTATCCAGCCAGCATAATGATGGCCCTACGAATCGAGGCAGGCACATCAGTGGAAGCCGTTCCATAGCCAGCCACCCATGTTATTTTCCAAGAGTTTTCATCTCTAAGGTCAGCAGGAAGAGAGGCGTTGTCATTGAATCTCACCTGTGGGATTCTGTCATCATCATAGTTGTCGAGGTAGTAGTCTGTCGCTGGGTAGGTGCTTTCTGCGTTGCTTGAGTCCACTGTCTCTACTGCGCTGATTGAGATGGCTGGGGACCAATCCAACTGAATCTCACGCCTTGACTGTCCTACATATCCAGCATGGCCCCTGCGCCATCCTGACCACCACTCTCCTGAGTCTCCTCGCCATGCGTCAACATACCCAACGAGGGTCTGGGTTATAAGTTTGCGCCCTGTGTATCGCTCTGTCATATCTCTAGCATCAGTGATGTACTGAGTGAGAAGAGCGTCTTGGGCTGTGTCAGTTATCCTTAGACTTAGCTTTAGGTCTGCGAGGCTTACTGGTTCGCTTGCTGGTGCTGTTGTTACCTTTGATTTCAAGTGCCTGCCTCTGTGGTTTGGTTTCTCTTTGGTTAATTAGTTCAAAGTGTTCGTTGTTTCTCTCAATGAAAATAGAGGGGAGAGCATAAACCCTCCCCTCTTCAAATTTCTCATATTGTCCATGCCCGAAAGTGTCACCGCAAAAGGTGGACACACAACGAGCATGAACAACCATCAGCTATTAGTTATTAGCGTCAGTCTTGCAAACGTGTGGGTTTCCAAGAATGAAAGAAGCAGAAGCGTCACCGCCAGTTGTGCAAGTTGCAACAACTCGAACATAACGCTTGCTTCCAGTGTACCCCAATGAAAGGATATCGCCAGCAGTGGCAGAGTCACCATTGGTGCCGATGACGTCATCAGAGCCAGCAGTGCTGTAAGCTGTAGTTGAGTCACCTTCTTCAAGTGAAACAGTTCCAGCGTAAGCAGTGTCAGCATGGAACGCAAGAGTTACACTCTCGAATCCCCTAGTGTCAACGTCAGCCCCATTGGTTGCACCAGTGGTGAGAGCTTGAGGCTCAAGTCCCACTCTGATGTCGAGGTCATTTTTCATGTCTTTAGTAGCCATTTATCAAACTCCTTTCGATTATGCTTGTGCTAGGTACTTGATTGAGCTGTAGCTCTTCAAGGCGCCACCAACACGCTTACGGGTGTAGTACCCAAAGTAAGGCTTGTCAGAATAGCGGTCTTCAAGAACGGCCATACCCAAACGATCAACAACGAGGTAGCAATCACGAAAATCAGCGAGAGCAACAGCGATGTTTCCAGTGGCGATGTCAGCCATGTCTTCCATGATGACAGTTCTTTGACCAAGCAACTGATCTGGTTCGCCCTGTGCGTAGACAGGTTGCCAGATGTAGTTGTTTTGGCCGTCAACTAGCTTACGGATGTAGCTTTCAGTGCTTCTGTTGTAAGCAAAGTAAGCGTTGGGCCTGTGGCTAGTGTGAAGAAGCGCACGCAAGTCAACCAACTCATCAGTAGTGATGGCTGAAGCGGTTGCAGTCACCTTGGTTCCTACTTGACCACGAGTGTAGACATCTGCGTTAGAAGTCTTCTGTGTGTAAGTAGTGAAACCACGAGGCTTATCAACTCCGTCACCAGATACGAAAGCAGTCGCTTCAGTTCGTGAGAACTTGTCACCAACTTTAGACATCAGCCAAGAAGGGAGATTGAACTCTGAATCTTCTAGAAGGCTTTCGCTAACTTTGGGGAAGGCATACATTTCGTGAACTGGGATGTTCAACTTGCCGATTTCTGGAGTGTCAGTAGAAGGACGAGACGCAGTCTCTCCAACCCATGAAGCAGAAGCCTCATCGTCATCCAAGAAACCTTTGTAGGTGTCTGTGGAGATAGTGACAACAGAAGCAAGCTGACGAACTGGAGAAGTGTCGAATGGTCGAGTGAAAGTCTCGCCCAAGAAAGGCATGAGGGTGTAGCCACCATCAGGACCAACTTCACGGCTCATAGCCTTAACTTCAGCAACAACAGCAGACTCTTCAGCAGAAAGGCCAGCACGCTCTTCTTTGAAAGAAGCACGACCTAACTTTTTCAGAGCAACCCCATAGAGGTCAAGCTGAGATTTTGAGAACTTGTCTTCACTAGCACCAACTTCTTGGTTGAAACTCTTGAGAGTAACGGCTTGTTCTTCAAGTCTTTTCTTGAGGTCCAACTGTCCCTCAATTACTTCATCGAGCTTGGCGACTTTGGCTTCCATTTCAGCCTGTCCACCTTCACCCTTTTCTTGCTTCGCACGCAGAGCATCAAGCTCATCACGTTGCGCTTTAATTGCGCTACCGATTTCATCAATAGCCCCTTTGATTTCTTCGCTCATTTAGAACCTCCTTGTATTGTCTTGAGAGCAGAATTTAGTGATGCAAGAATGCCTGACTGATCTAGCTGAACATCTCGTTCAACGGCTTCCTCTTCACCCTTGGCATCACGCTCAAGAGCTTCGTATCCGCCAGCGATAAACGCCTTTGACTGTCGAGACGAAAGGCCAGCATCACGCAAGGTTCTTTCTACATCTCGCTTAGACACAATTTTACCCTCAGTATCCAGAAGGGATTTCACCGCAGTAATTTTTGCCTGCGGATTCATGGGAATGGGAACGACTGAGACTTCAACTAGGTCAATCTCTTTGATGACCCTAATGGAGCCATTCACAGACTCCTGCATCTCATAGTCGTTCACTCTGTAACCGATAGAAAGGGTTTTTTGTCCTGTGCCTCTTAGCATGTTGTAAGCCATGACAGCATCTTCAATTCTTCTGTCTCCATTGACCCACAACTTGCCACGAACAAAGAGGCCCTTCTCGTCCTCTCGCATCTCTAGCCAATCACCAATGGGGCGACTCATATCATGGAAGGCCAGCAAGAATGGCATCTCACCTTTTTGCCCCCACTCATTCAGAGACTTCTCAAAAGCTCCTGCTTTGATGATGTCCCCACCGAGGTCTAGGTTGCCGAAGGTTGAGCCGTAACCAGAGAAAACGCCCTCTTCTGAGTTGGCGTCTCCGTCAGCTTTAACTTCAACGAGTGGACAGGATATGCGTTTGATTTCCATGGTCTATATTATTTCGCCTTTTTTGCGTCCGTCTAGAAGGGTTCGTACCAGAGAATGTTCAAGTGAACACGATTCGAGTTGGTTCTTGATGTCAGCCTGAATCCGTAGGCAGTTGATGGCTTTAAAATCCATTCATTACTAAACTGTGCTGTGCCACCCATCTTCTGACCACCACTGACAGTATCGCTTGAGATGATCGTTCCATCTGCTGTAAATGTAACGCCTTCAAGAAGAGTTGACGTTGCTGAACTCGTCTCAGAGCGCTTTCGATTATAAGATGGATATGAAGACCCACCTGAGAATGTCGGCGCCTCTAATACCTCAAAATCATAGTCAAACTTCCCAGATACATCGAAAACAATATGCGGAGCCGTTGCGTTGGTCTGCATTAGGAAGTTTATCTCTGCGTCATTTGCTAGGTCTGAGCCGTTTAGATGAGAAGAGAATGATTCTCCTGCATGAATCCGATAGTGATTTGATGGGACGAATTCCTGTCTCCATGCCGTCACATCGAACAGAGAACCATCAGAGGCGATCTCCTGACCTGACTCTGGGCGATACTGCGCCCTGTTTGTGTTCCAGCCTGTCAATCAATGGTCCCAGTCTTGACGATGATAGCCTGTCTTGGCCAAGTGGTCTTCTTGCCACCCTCAGTTACTTGAAGCTCAACGTAAGCTATACCAGTGGCCACGCCTGTTGATGCTGCTGGGAACTCAGCCAAGACAACGCCATTAGACCAATCGGCGCCAGTGGCCCCAGAATTTAGCGATACGGCAGCGATAAGGGTCGTCACGTTGTCATCGTCAGATGAGACGATAGAGGCATCAATAGAAGATGCTCCAGAGACATCTTGAGGCGTCCCATTTCTGTTGAGCGTAATTAAGATGTCCCAATCGTCACCAGTGAAGAAAGTCAAAGACAAGTTTCAAGCTCCGTAATGTGTAATGCCATGGATAGATCTCCACGGACCAATTCTAACCTAGAAATGTCGCTAGTCATCGTTTCAGTTGAAAGCTCAACAGATCCCCCCGATAGGCTTAAAGAAAACTCCCCACCATAGAAAAACCCACCGCCTCCAAGGTTGAGGAGGTGAGTTGATGCCGTTGAGCCATCAGCAACGGTTGACCCAGAGGCTAGAAGTTGTCCTGCCGTTGCCATTATGGTAGCGTCTTATTCCAAACGGCATCAGCCAAGTCATCGAAGTCACTTGGTATCAATCCACTCGCCCCAGTCTCCACAACCTGAACCTCAACAGCAACCTGCCTCACAATCGAAACGACAGAAGTTAAGTTATCGACTTTAAAACTCTGGAGCGTACTTGTCTCATCTTGAACAACTGTTCCTGCTACAACCAGTTCATGTGGAGTATCAAGGGGCCTGATCTGCCAGTCATTCATTATGAAATAGTACGGACCCACAAAGGTGGAGCCTGCCAGAGGTTCTTTAATAACCCTCATGGCTTGCTCACACCCTGCTATCGTGGACAGCACTTCATCCTTCCAGCGACTGTACAAGTCCATCATGTCCAACTCAGCAGTAGAGCCAAGTTGGATGACCTTGTTATCGCAGTCGAAAGTGTAGCTCATTAAGGATTGCTGTAGTTTCTTTCAAGGGCACTTGTGAGAGTGAAACTCAAGCCTGTCGCTCTAGTGATCGTCCCTGTAGCAACAACATACTGAGCCCCATCAGTTCCGATAGCAACCAGAGTTACATCAGCATCCGTGTTTGGTGTTCTGCCTCCCTGATTATTTGACTCGTAGTCGAAGTCAAAGGCGATTGAAGTGTTCCCTGAGATGAGCCCTGCAATGTCAGACCCTCCGTTGTCGTCAACCAGAACAGCATTGCTTGTGCCAAAGTCCCCAGCAGGGTTCGTGGTAAAAAACATCCAAAACCTTGAATTACTATCATTCTGAAGGTTGGCGTTGAAGTTAATCGTTCCAGAAGAAACAAAAGGGAAGGTTCGCTCTGTATTAGTATTGTCTTGGAAGGTGATCCTATTCGTGTCGTTAGCTTGGAAGTTGTCGATGTAAACACCACCTCCACCTGCTTCTGGGTTTGACACAAAATTGGTCGTTAGGGTGTCGCCCACAAAAGTAAGAAGCTCAGGAGCCAACTGACCAACAAGAGTTGAGGCATCATCATCAATGTCCGTTGCTTTGCGAAGTGCCGATTGAACTGCCATGTAGATCTCTTCAGCAGTTCGGTTATTGCCATCAATGATAACCCCGAAGTCATAGCTCGACCCACCGATTGACCTTGACTGAGCTGAGTTGTGGAAAGTGATTGTCACACCATAAGCATCGACAGTGACATCAGACTCAGTTACCTTCAAGTCCGTTGCATTGGCAAGTGGGAAACGATACGCCTGATAGGTCATGGTCGTTACACCAATGGACGCTAGGTCAGCATTGGCATAAGTCTTAGCCTGCTCTCTTGCGTAAACAGTCAGAGTTGAGCGTCTATCGTAGCCATCAGCATAATTGCCGTCACCATTAGGGTCACTGAAAATTTGAATAGCTTCGTTGATTGGCCCAGTGTAGGTGAAGTTGGTTACTGTCCCATCATTATCATAGTAAGGTTGGTCAGAACCGCCCAGAGTACCGAGAGAGATAATACCAGCATACATAGCGATGATGTTGCCAGATGCGTTTCTTTCTGCCCATCCTGCATTTCTGATAAGGTTTCGAGTTGTCGCATCAGCAGGAGCCCACCCGTCAAGAAACTCAAACTGCTCAGGAGTGATAGCTTCCATCGGAAAGCTGAAGGGTATTTTCGTTGCGTCATCTTTCCAAATCTCCTTTAGCCATGAGTACAAAGCCTGTCCAGTCACCCCGTCAGTAGATAAGTTTCCTGCAATCACAAGCTGAACAGTTTTTGCTCCAGTATCAATCACAGCCTCCGTTCCTTGGTTCAAATCATCTGGGTCTGTGATTAACATGCGACCTTCCTCCTGCTGATAATTCGCCCTATTGTTCCACGATCCACACTGAATCGTCTACCTAGTTCACGCATAGAAATCTTTTCGCTTTCGTATGCGTTAATGATTTGAGACTGGATTTCTTTCGGAACCAGTCTGAAACCATTATTTGTTTTTCTTCGAGTTGCCCAATTCTTCTTGGTGTCTCTGAGTCCTGCTTCAAACGAATGCTTTAGGTTATCAGCATTAGACATCCATTCAAGATTTGACTTGTGATTATTATTCTTGTTACCATCAATGTGGTTTACAGTCAACCCTTTATCTCCATCAACAAAGCACTCAGCCACAAGACGATGAACGTACTTCTCAAAACGCTTACCATTGGAGTCATAAAGCCATACACGATGATAACCACGTTTATCTTTGCAGGCTTTAAGTCTACCCCTTGGTCCGAATACCTCTCCCCACTCACTTACTGAGTATCTAGGGAATGCTTTAATCGTTAGTGCCATGTTTTACCTCGGGCTATGGGTTCTCGTAATTCCTGTCAAAGACTTGCTGTATGGGTAAATTGACATTGACAGTGGTATCAATTCCTGTTGTTCTAATTGGCCTGTAATCAGTGTTGAAAACCACTAAGTCCACACTCGACTCTGTTGTTGTTGTGCTGAAGGTGGTTCCAGAGTTCTCAATGCCGTCAATTTCGGTTGTTGTACCTGCCTGATAGATTCGGACCTCAGAGTTCACTTGAAGACCTGTGAGACTGAGTTGAGTTCTAGTTGTCGTACCACCTGAGTCTGTAACAGTACCCACAACAATCGCACCATTTGATAGTGTGATGGTCCCAGTGGTAGTGATGTCTCCAGTAAAAGTGCTGGCTTTAATGGTAATTGTATTACCTGTTATATCAAAAGCGGATGACGCTGTTGCGTCTATAGTAACATTATAGCTTCCTGCATCTATTTGGTTGCCTGATCGAGTTACAATAAAATCAAGGTAAGTCCCTAAATTATCTTCTAAGTGTGAAGATGCTCGGTCGTAAAATTTTGCAGGCGTATCAATCTCTGTGTAAGCATCGACTGTCGTTTTGTTTGACTCTGTGATATTAGCGTCTGGCAATAAAGATATATTTAACTCTAAATCTTCTAATCCGTTCAAATTGTAATCATTTGATTGTATTAAGTAGTCGTATTTGTAACTAGATGCGGTAAAGATCGCACCATCGTCTGCATTTTTATCAAATCTTATAACCTCTAAATCATTGCCATCGGTTGTAAGTAAATACCATACCTTAAGAATTTGATTGTGAGTTGATGATTTGCCATTAGCTGACGTTGTTAATGTTGTATTGGATACTGCTGTAAAATCCCATCCTGATCCAAAGTTAGACGTTAAGTTGACTCTATTGCTATCATCATAGCTGGGTAAAAATGTTTTAACACTTTGCAAAGGATTATTATTTATGTCCTTAATGTTAGTGCTAACTTTACGATAAAGTCTGCATCCTCCACCGTTGTGAGGATGTGTACCAGTAGCAATAAGTGGAAGCACTGCTAAATTCATTCCTGTAGAAGCATTGAAAATACT